AGATGGTAGCATTATATTATTAGGTTCAGGACAATACAAACTTCCATTCCAACCTGGTACAGTTGATGATAATGGTAGTTCTGATTTTGAAACCTTACCCGATTCATTTAAAGATTACCCATCCGAATTATTAGGAAATCAACTATTACTTAATTCAGGTAGAATAATTCTTTCCGCTAAAAACGGAGAAATGATATTTTATTCTAAAAAGAATTATGGATTTATTTCTGATGGGGGATTATCAATTGATAACGCATTTGGTATTGATGTAAATGTAAATGATGATATTAATATCACTACTAACGATAGAGATACTAATATTAATAGTGGTAATGGTAAGATTAATCTTGGTAATACATCATTAGAACCGATTGTAAAAGGTGATACTTTAGTTGATTTATTATCGCAATTAATTGATGCAATAACTCAACAAGTTTACCTAACTCCTGCAGGACCAAGTTCAACAGGACCAACCAATATTGCCACTTTTAACAAGATAAAAAATCAATTAAAGACTGCGTTAAGTGAACTTAATTCTACATCCTAATGTCTTGGCAGTTATTCAAAACAAATATAAAACGAAGATGGGATAGACCCGATACGATTAATGATATCGATGAGGTAGCAGAATTGTGGGCAACTGAATATGAATCTGCAATAAAACGTGGTAGGGATTCTGCAAATCTTGTAACATTACAAACTGGTAATAAACAAGGAATGCAGACTTTATTTAGATTAGGATTACAAGTGGGTTCATTGAGTAATTCACCATCGTTTAATTTAATAAATGAATTTGGTAAGGGGGTAATAACGTATTGGACAGGTGGAATTATGAATCCATTTCCTATTCCGTTAGTACCTGCACCTGGTTCTATACAAAATATAGCAGTAATTAGTAATAATGTAACAATACCAGGTACATGGTCTCCAGCACCACCGATACCACCATCATCTACAACTGATATTTTTATTGATACATTTATAACATTTGCAACAATACATCTATCAACGGTTCAGGGATTGATAAGTACAACATCACTTTATCCAGCTGCACCAACCCCAATACCAGGGCCAGGAGTGATACCTTGGTTTGGTTATACGGTGTAAAGTTAAAAAAACCCAAATCAAATATTTATAGAGAAAGGAAAACAATACAACAAAATGGATACTGATAAATTAGTAAAGGCAATTCAAATTATTGTAAAAGAAGAATTAAAGACAATCGTTCCTAAATTGGTAAAGGAAGGTGTAAAAAGAGAAATGAAAACTCTCTTACGAGAAAATAAAGAAATAAGAGAAACTCTTAAAAAAACTCGTCAACCTCAACAACCAACTTTTATGAATGAATCTTTAGTTGAAAATACCACTCAACAACAAAGACAGTTGAGTAAGAATCCAGCATTAAATGAGGTTCTTAATCAAACAAGGGGATTTAGTGATTCTTCACAAACTCCATCTTATGCTGGAGCACCAACTGAAGTAAGTTCAGGTACAATGAGTTTAAACTCAAATGTTGCAGCAGGTGGAGTGGATGCAATGAGAGCTCAAATGGCAGCAAAAATGGGATTATCCGATATGGGAATGGGTTCTCAACCAACAGGTATGGGAGTTCAAACAGGAAACCCTGGATTAGATAAAGCACTTAATAGAGATTATAGTGGTTTGATGAAAGCAATAGATAAAAAGAAAGGTCCGTTTAGACCAGGAATGTAATTATGGCAATAGTATTAGGACAAAAGAATATAAAAGATACCGAATCGTTTAAGGATTATGCGATTGGGATTACTTTACCTATTCAAATAACTAATACTGCATTTGCTCAATCGTTCACAACAACTGAACAGGTTTCATCGAATATTAAAAACTTACTTTTAACCAAAAAGGGAGAACGTATTTTACAACCTGAATTTGGTAGTGGTTTACAGGAACTATTATTTGATTTTAATAACGATGAATTACCTACAAGAATTGAGGATACAATTACCGAAGCATTAGAACAATGGTTACCTTATGTTACAATTGATAGTATTGATGTTGAACAAACTGATTACTTAAAAGATAGAAACCGAGCAAATGTTTCGATTAAATTTAAAATCGGAGATGATGTTCAATTAAATGAGGTAACGTTTACTATATAAGATGGCAATAACAAAGATAAATAAAAACTTCAAGAATAGGGGAAAGGATATTAAGTATCTTAATAAAGATTTTCAATCTTTTAGAAATAACTTAATTGAGTTTGCTAAAACATATTTCCCACAAACCTATTCTGACTTCAATGAATCATCACCAGGTATGATGTTTATTGAAATGGCATCTTACATAGGTGATTCACTATCTTACTATGTTGATGATACTCTTAAAGAATCCTTAATGGTTCATGCAGATGATATTGAGAATGTAATATCACTTGCACAATATTTAGGTTACACACCTAAAGTAACATCACCATCGGTAACTACTATTTCAGTTTATCAATTAGTACCCGCAATAGGTTCAGGTGCAAATAACACTTATGATGAAACTTACTTCTTACGTATTAAAGAAGGAATGCAAGTTGAAGCAGAAAATGGTACTAACTTTATTACTCAAGATGTAGTAGATTTTTCGGATGATACTGATAGAGAAATTACTGTTTACCAACGAGATGGTGATACGGGAGAAATTACATTTTACTTAGTTAAAAAACAAGTCAAAGCAATTTCTGCAACTATCGAAGAGGCAGAATTTGATTTTGGAACATATGAAGCATTTAGAACTATCGATTTAGGTGCAACAAATATTATAGATATTTACGATGTAAGAGATGGTAACGGAAACAAATATTATCAAGTTCCATATCTTGCTCAAGAAATGGTATTTACGGATTATCCAAATACGGAAGTAAATGACCCCGATTTATATCAATTTAAATCAACCGTACCTTACATTCTTGAAACAATTAAAACATCAAGAAGATTTGTAAGAAAAGTAAATGGTGATAGTACTACAACAATTCAGTTTGGTGCGGGAGACCCATCTGCAAATGATGAGGTATTAATTCCTAACTTAAAAAATGTAGGTTTAGGATTACCAAACTCAATTAGTAGATTAGAGGAATCATTTGACCCAACAAACTTTTTAAAAACTAAATCGTATGGTACATCACCTTCAAATACAACAATTACTGTTAAGTATTTAGTTGGTGGGGGTATTGAATCAAATGTTGCTAAAAATACGATTACACGTATTACAAACGTAGAATATGATGAGGATACTGTATTATTTACTCCAGCACAACTTGGAGTGTACAACTCAGTTAAAAACTCAATAGCAGTAGATAACGAAGTTCCTGCAACTGGTGGTAAGGGCGGTGATACCATCGAAGAAATTAGACAAAATGCTTTGGCAAACTTCGGTTCTCAAAATAGAGCAGTAACCTCCAAAGATTATCAAGTAAGAGTTTTGGCAATGCCATCCAAATATGGTTCAATTGCAAAAGCATATGCAACTGCAGATGGTACATTAGATAATAATTCACCATCATCAATACTTGCATCCCCGAAAGCATTAAATGAATTTACTGATTTAGTTCAATCATTTGTAGATAAACCTGAAAGTGAAGAACCTAATAGAGAAAGTATTCAAGAAGAAATTAGAAAATTCTTAGTTGGTAAAACATCAAATGAAAATGAAAAAAATAATCCATTCGCAATTAATCTTTATTTGCTAGGATACGATTCAAATGGTAAGTTAGATGTATTAAATAGAGCAATAAAAGAAAATCTAAAAACATATCTAAATGAATTTAGAATGTTAACTGATGGTATTAACATCTCAGATGGATTTATTATTAATATTGGAATTGATTTTGAAATTATTACACAGCGAGATTATAACAAAAGTGAAGTTCTTGTCAATTGTATTCAAGAATTAAAAGATTATTTCCAAATTGATAATTGGACATTTAATCAAACAATTAATATAAGTGAATTAGAACTTTTAGTTGCAAATGTTGAAGGTGTAAGTTCAGTACCTGAGTTTAAAATTTTAAACAAATGTGGTGGAAACTACTCACCTAATTCATATGATATTAACGCAGCAACAAAGGGTAAAATTTTATATCCTTCATTAGACCCATCGGTCTTTGAGGTTAAATTTCCTGATGCTGATATACGAGGAAAAGCGAAATAATGGGATACTATTTTCTTACAGCATCAAAAGATGCATCGGTTTACCTTCAACAACCTGACCAAAATACAGGATTGGATGAAGTATTAGAAGTGAGTAAAGTGTACTATGGAAACATCAAAGATGTATCCCGTGCTATTTTACAATTTGATACAACTAATCTTTCATCATCAATTGCATCGGGTGATGTTGAAATGGAAGAAGCAACATTAGTATTAAGAGAAACTGAATCAGAAGAGTTACCTCTTGATTTTACTTTATATGCATATCCTATTTCACAATCATGGGAAATGGGTAAGGGTACCCGTTTTGATAATATTGAAACCGCAGGTGTAACTTGGAATTATCGAGAAGGCGATTCTAACTTACGATGGGTAACTACAATAAATAATGGAATCCCTGTATTTGCAGGAACTTCAACAGGTTCATTTGCTGGTAGAGGTGGAGTTTGGTTCTCTGATGTATCGGGTTCTCAAAACTTCTCATACCAATCACGTGATGTTAATATGAACATACGTGATATTATGTTAGATTGGGTAAGTGGTTCAAAGGAAAACAACGGATTGATTGTAAAACTTGATAATTCCCTCGAAGACGATACAAATGATTATGGTATTCTTAAATTCTTTAGTAAAGAAACAAATACAATCCATCAACCAAAGATTAGAATTGGATGGGATGATTCAGTATTTTCAACAGGTTCATTATCTGAACTAACGGCAGAAGATATTAAAGTATCATTAACTAACTTTAAAAAAGAATATAAGGTAAATACAACTCAACGAATTAGAGTTAAAGGTAGAGAACTATATCCTCGAAAGACATTTAGTTCTACATTTAATTATGCAACAACTAATTTTCTACCAACAACAACATATTATCAAATAAGAGATTATCACACCAACGATATAATAGTTCCCTTTAGTAATTATACAAAAATAAGTTGTGATTCTAATGGAAATTATTTTGATTTAAATTTATCGAATTGGGAAACTAATAGAACATATAGTGTAGAGATAAAGGTTATCCAATCGGGTAATGAGCAATATTTTGATGATGATTATACTTTTAATGTAATATCCTAATGGAGAAGAAAGGTTTACAAAACGAAAAATTTATTCGGAAGATTAAAAAAGATGGGTCTACTGTATTAAAACCAAAGAATGATGTTGGTATAAATGTAGTGGATAAATCAGATACGTCTTCAGGTTTAATTTCGGGTAAACTAATTAGACCAAAGTATAATCAAGAAGAGCTATTAAAATCAGTTGATACTGAGATAAGTGAGTTATTACCACGAACAAGACCTGAATTAGCAGATACAGTACTTCGTTCAATATATAATGATGCACTTACTTCGATTGATGACTTAACAGCTCAGGTTGAAACATTGGAAGGACAAGTTGGAAGTTTAACATCACGAGTTGAATCTTTGAATGCAACAACTGAGAGTTTGAAGAGAGAAATTGATGGATTGATTATTTCTAAAGTATCATCAGATGAACAACTTGTAGTTACACAAGAAAGTTTTTCAACTGCTCAAACTGATTTACAAATTGCAATTCAAAACTCAACTCAAGAAGCAATTCAACGAGTATCATTAACTGCTAGAAATCAATCGTTATTACAGGAGGTAGATTTACTAAGAGAACAATTATTTGGTAGAACTGCACAAATAGCAGCAGGGGCAGATTCTTTAAGTGAAACTGTAACCATCAATAACCTAAATAAAGGAGGTGGTAATTTTGATATTTATGCAGAATCATTAAAAGGTACAAATGGATTCCGAGGTTTTAAATCGGGTGAGAAATTTGAAATTGTAAATAGTGGAGCAGATGCAGTAACTGTTAAGTTTGAAAAAAGTGATGATGGTGATA